TAATTGGGTCAGATAATGAATATATATATGTTAATCCCGTTTCGCCTCTCTGTAATATTTTACTTTCTTGTAACAATATCCTATTCATGTTAAATATCTTTATATATAAATAGTTATGATAACTATTTTAGCTCAACGGCTACATTAGGTTTTTCTGGTTGCATTACTTTTTCTCGAACATCTTCAATGTTTTCGATGAATATGCGAATTTCTATTTCTTTTATTATGTTGTTAATTTGCATATTAACCTCTTTAAGTTTATCCAGTTTGTTGTTCATAATAAATAAGATTATTCTTTTATTGTTAATTTTTCTACTTTTTCTTGGATTACACCAAGTATTTTCAGTATCTTTTCCGAATTAGATTTATCGAGTTTATCGCTTAAATCCAATAAAGTAGAAACACCATTCAAAACATGTAAGGTTTCTTTCTCAGATTCCATCCACTGACGTGTTCTTTCTTCTTCACGTTTTAACATATCCAGTCTTATTTTTTCAATTGCGTCTGAATGCTCTTTTCTGAGCATGTCAATTTTTGCAATATGTTGCTGTTGCATTAATTTTATTTCAGCATTTCTATTTCTTAATATCTTCATAAGAGCATATGTCATGTATATAAAAAATGCAATACATAAGCCAATCATGCCTATTATTATATATTGGTGTAAGAGTGTTGCTGACGAATTTGCTATTTGTAACAGTACCATTTAATAGTTTTTATATAAATAGTCCAGATAACTTGTTTGATACTTTAAATTGTATGTTTTTTATCGGCACGTATTTATAGTAAAATCAGAAGAATGGCAATTGTAAATAACGGAAATATCATATTACTTGACCCTAACGATGTGAATACTAATCCAAGTATGGTTAATAGCATCCCACAATATCAGGATATGTTCATATATGCAGAATTAAGAGCAGTAAGAAAAGGCAGAACAGTATTGGAAACATCAAGCGAACAAGGCAACGGTGGCAACATACTGAAAACTGGAATGGAAGACTTTACTGAAGTTAACTTTCTTGGCACAGATCAAAATAAAACCAGCCCAAATTACAATAGCTTTACTACGAGATATTATGACGGCAGTAACGGTAACAACATCCAGTATGAAGGATTTGGTATGAGCAACATTAAGGTTATTATTAATTCATCATTTATACCACAGGTGAGTATTCAATTTATTGACGTAAGAGGTCTGGCATTCTTCAATCGCACAAATTCTCCTTATAGAATATTGTTTGATTTTCCACCACCAATCTTTTATCTTACAATTAAAGGATATTATGGTAAATCATTGAAATATAAATTACATCTTGTTAAATATACTTCTGAATTTAAAGCAGAAAATGGTAATTTTATTATTGATGCTCAATTCGTTGCAGTCACTTATGCTCCACTAACAGACATTTTGTTCAGATATGTTGTTAACTTTCCGTTGATATCTCCAACAAATACTGGTATATCATTAAATGCAAATCCAAATACACGTCCAGAAAATACATATGCTTTAATATTAAAGTTAAAAAATTTATATGATGAAATTTCGAAAGAATTAAAATCGCTTCCACAAACACAGAAATACGACACTACATTAAATCAACTTGCAAAAAATGCGTCAACACAAGCAGTAATTGGCGACTATAATAGTAAATTGGCAGAAAACGGTAATTCATATTTATTAATGGTAGACGTTGCACCGTCAGATAATAAACAACATGAATTTTCATTGAATGATTTGGTTTATAATAGTAGTAATCAGCAAGTACCTATTGCAGAAAAAAACGTAATTACCATCACGACATTTAATGATTATAATGCTTATATTAAGTCATTAGCAATACCTGCACAATCATTAGATGTAAGCAAAAGATTATACGTGGTATATGCAACAGGTAAAATAGATCAAATACCATACACAGGAGTTGAAGATAAATCTACAATTGCTAAATTATACATGGATGGTTATAAAAATGAATTATTGAATAGTTATAAAGAAACTGGCGTTGCAAACAGCAATATTGGCATAGACAGCGTGAAATTCAGTAATCAATATGATGTAACAACATTCAGTAATAATAAGCCATCTACCATATATACTGGTATTGACATTACTAATCTTTATGTGAAATTATATAAAGAAAAAGATTCTTTAACTAAATCAAAAGCTACTCTTAGTAACACTATCAATGGCATTATCAACAATATGATAATGAAAAATCTTGGTATGATGCCAACAATTTACAATATTTTTGAAATACTTCTTAATGACGTTGATACATTCTTTCAAAAAGTTAGAGACGTATCAGCCGAAGCAGAAAGACATCATAACAACCCAGATTTTAATAAAACAATACTTGGCACTGCACCAAATCAATATGTAGATATAAATTCACAAGCAACTTCAAATCATATTTATTCATTTCCATTGGTAATTGACAAACAAAACGTTACTGGTGGTCAGAGAGAAGTAAGAGTTGCACCAACTAATTTAAGTAAACTATTACCAAAACCATTTCCTGAACTTACATTAATAAGTGATTTTATTGATACGTTCAATAAACAGAAAGAATTTAGTGAGATCATGAATGCAAAAAATCAAATGAATGATGATGGTACATACAAATGGATACCAGTTTCACCGCTTGATTCAAAACTTGGCAGTGACGATACCAAATCCGCATATACAGGTCCGTATTACGGTGTGGACACCACTGACGGTGGCACTGCTATGCCAATTAATGTGAGTAATGATAATAGACTGCAACAAGTAATTAAAATAATGCTTGATAGATTTTATATTTTATCACAAAGTTCATATCCTTCAAGTTTTTATGATACTGACAAAAAAATCAGTAAAGCATATGTTGAATTTTTTGCAAAATCTGAAGCAGCTAACTTGGCAAACTCAATGACTGAAACAAAATATGCAAGCAACATAAAAGACAATGCTAATAAATTTACAAATAGCGTAGATAGTTTCTATACCTTTTTGAATACTCCAGCAATGAAAGATCACTATGCATTCACTCCTATCGAAAGAGAATCATTTCCATTAGCTGGTGATGATCTTCAAGGAACTGTCGCATATACCAATAAAAATAATTCAAACTATCAAGGCAGCATCGTAAAAGACGAAAAGATTGAATTACAAACATTTAGTGACGATAAATCATCAACAAAACCTGTCGATAAATTTCAAAACGGAGTTTTAAGAGGTCTATTTGGAAACATATTTTTAGGTAGAGAACATCAAAGTTTCTATAATTTTACAAATGAAAATTTACTATATGTTGCTGATCAATACAGTAAAGACGGAAAGATTGACACAGACAAAGTAATTACAGATAATCAAGGTGTTAATATTAATACAAGATTCTTGGATTCAAATGCGTTTGGTACAGGATATTCGAGTTTAAATCCATATGGTCAATCAACAGAAGACATGAAAATTCAACCGAGTACCAAATATATTGCACCTTTATTGGCAAGCGGAAACACATATTTTTATCAAATTGGTGGATATGTTAAAAGTGATGCTGCAAGTTTAAGAAATTTTGATAATATCATTAATCCTTGGATATCACAATTATCAGAACATGATGATCAAATTTATAACACAATAATTAGTGGTACTAATCCGTTATACAACCAGAAATTAAGTGCCTTGATGTTTTTATCTAATTATGGTTATACTCTAAGTCCGTTTAATCAATATCCAAATAGATTAAATCCATTGCTATTCACCATTGCAGGGGTTTTAGAAACACCAAAATACTTACCCGCATATATTGGCGCATTATTAACGGCAATTGAAGGTAGCGATACAACATTTACAACACAAACAATAACTGATTTTTTCACCACTGGCGAAGGAAAGGTTTTAGACAGTTTAGGACTGTTTATCTTTGCTGATATTCATGACATAAATCATTATTTATCAGCAAACGATAAAGCAATATATAAAGCTCAGTTTGATACATTCATGAGTCAACAATACACTTCAATATTAAGTGGTGTTCAGGGATTATATTCTGACGTAAAGGACAGATTAATTAATCAAAAGATCGTAAAATTTCTTTCATATAAATATTATTTAGACCCAAAATCAACAGAAAATGGTTCTGGCTTCAGGTATTATGAAATTCTTTCACCTATGATCACCAGAACAAATATTGTAAATTATAGCGAATCAACATTTAGTACAGGCGCAACAAAGGTCGGTTATACATCACTTCAAACACTAAATGCTAATACTGGAAATACAAAAATAAAAACAATTAATGATTCTTTCTTTAAGATATTTTTTGCTGAACTATTGGCAAATATAAACACAAAACAAGATGATCTTAAAAAAGAAGAAGTGGCACAACAAAAACTAAAAGGTGATGAGGACATTATAACACAAACATATTATTCATTTAAAAACATTAACGACAAATGGCTTACAAATCCTGATGGAGCTAACACTAAGGGTTATCCATCAAATGAAAATAATAAAAGACTAATCGATTCATTTGCATTTGTTGACAGAGCAATGAATCCAATTGGTAATACTATATTGAATTGTGAAATTCTTTCACAAATGCTTGAAGACCCGAACATTTCAATATTTAGTGTGATATCACAATTATTATCATTGAATGGATTTGAATTCTTTCCGTTACAAAACTTTATGTCATATACTCAGCAAAACTGGATTGAATCATTTAAGATCAGCACAGATGTACATTCAACACCACAACCAGCTTTTGTTTGTATGTACATAGGTGGTTCATCAAGTTATCCAACTGGTGTTGCAAACGGTTTTACTGATGACGGTATTACTGACTTAGGTGGAAGTCAGGCTACAATTGATTTTAAAACAAAACCGCCAACAATTGATATTAATTCAGAAGACGGTAAACAAGAAACAAAAAATATGGGATTTCCTTGGAGGCAAGTAAGGGCATTCAGGGTTAGATTTGGCGAACAAAATCAGTCAATGTTTAATGACATTAAGATTGATAGTAAAGAATACCCAGAAACAAACGAAAGTATTCAAATATTGGCAAGATTAGCTGGTGATAATAAAATACAATCACCAGTACCTAAAGGACAAAACTTATATAGTCTTTATGAAAATAGAGCATATAGAGCCACCATTACTGGTTTGGGTAATGCCATGATACAACCAACACAATATTTTCAATTAGAAAATGTGCCTTTATTTAGTGGAGCATATATTATTCTAACTGTTGAACATAATATTGAACCCAATAAAATGACAACAAATTTTTCTGGTACAAAAATACTTAGATATCCCGTACCAAGAGTATTAAATGCAGCAGCAATCTTAGGATATGACGGTGGAGATTCTGATCAAACAAATCCATATACACAAGGTGCTGGCGAAGCTACAAAAGCATTGGCACAATCCATATCACAGGCAAGATTAGATGCATTTAACTCTGTTTATGGTGTTGATGTGTCATATGCCCAAGGAAACTTTAACTGGAATCTTGCCGTTAATAGCAGCAAAATGAATACTGACCCAAGTAATAACAATCCAAAAATTGAATTTGCATTAATGAAAACAAGTCAGGGTACTTTTAAAGATAGTCAGGTAGTAGCAAATTCTATTGGTGCAAAAGCAGCAGGACTTAAAATTGGTTACTATCACTATGCAGAACAATATAGAGGCGCAAGTGTTAATGCTGATATTATTGCAGATGCAACCAAACAGGCAAACTTTTTTGTAAGCACCGTAAATAACTTACCAAATAAACCCGACTTTCCTCTTATATTGGATATTGAAGATGATGATGAAAGAAATAAAAAATGGTCACTAATTAAACCAAATAATAATTTGTGGATTAATACTTTTATTTCAGTAGTAAAAGCTGCGAAATATAATATGATTCTTTATAGTGGTAAGCCTTGGCTTGATGACCACACAACTGGAAACTTTAATAATATTACTTTATGGCATGCTCAATATCCATATACTCCAGAAGTAACTCCCCCTTCAATTGCAACTGCATGGGCAAAACCTAATTCTGACCCAAAAAAGGGAAATGAGGGATGGACTGTATGGCAATTTAGTCCACAAGGTAAAGTTAAAGGAAACCAAAATTCTAAAAATGAAATTGATTTGAATATGATGAAAAGAGATTTTTTTAATTCGCCAAATAAAGCATAAATTATAACAAGTCTTTTTTAAGTTCATGAAGTCTAATGATATCATCATCCACAGATTCTGGACTGAATTTCATTTCCTTTAATGTCTTAACAGTACTTGCTACTCTATCTTTAACAACAGCATTTTCTTCATGAACGCTTTCCAATATAGAAATGTCTTCGTTCTTATAGCTTTCAAGAAGATTTTCTTTTGCCTTATCGTCTGATCTTATAAGTTTCTGAAGCAAAGTCCTATCGTCTTCAGATAAGGATTCATATTTAGCATTAAACTTATCGATTGCAATTTCAATAACGTCTTCATTTATAAGCTCAGTAGGTTCAACTACTTCTGTAATTGTTTGCTTGGTACATTTAACGTGATTTAACACAGTTTCGAATGATTCATGAATGTTATCAACATCTACTATATCATAATTGCTGAGTGATTCTTTAATTAAATTACCAACAGCAATATATAGTCCTACTTTATTGTCGTCAACCTGAATATCTTCAGTAAGAAATGGTTTTAGTTTCAAATGTTCTTTTTCAAGTTCATCAAGTGTATAAACTTCAAACAATTTAATATTATTGTCAATATAACGAGTTGCAACCAAATCATTTTCAATATGTTTATTTTCAATGTTGCTAAACACTTTAAATTCCAACTGTAAGATTGGAGAATTTTTTATCACATTGAAAAAGCTATTGGTTAATTGTTTCGATTCTTCAATTAAAGTATTACTAAAGTAAGCGTCCTTTAATTTCTTGGAAACTACTAAATTAACGATTCCTATATTGATGCTTTTCATACGATCTTATTCGATTTATTATAAATACTGTAATTAGTTATAAACGATTATTTTATTCTTCATTTAATTCGATGTTCTCAATGTTTTCAAAATCAATATCTTCTGATTCGTTGACTTTTTGTTGTTCATTAATGCTTTCAGTATTCTTAAGTAAAATGTTGATTTCATTAATCATGTCTTCAGCGTTTTTATTTAATTTAGTATTGATCATATCATTTTCTTTAATGATCTCTCTATGTCTGTTTTCCTGTTTCTGTTCTGGCTGTTTAGTTGTACCGAACACTAATTTTTCAAGATGATCATTATATTGCTGTTCAGTCATTCTTGATTCAGCTAAAGGTGGCATACCGCCACCAGCAGCACCACCAGCAGGAGCACCACCAGCACCAGCAGGTGGCATACCGCCACCAGCACCACCAGCAGGTGGCATTCCACCACCGCCAGCAGGAGGCATACCAGCAGGAGCACCACCAGCAGGTGGAGCACCTTCAGTACCACCAGTTGTAGGAGCACCAATTAATGCAGCTTCTGGTTCACCGAATCTTTTATCTATGTCTGTAAATAAACCTGATTTCTTAATTGTAACAGGAGAATCCATAAGTTCTTGCATAACAACTTTTTCCATTTTTTGTTGTTTCAAGTCTTCAACAATTTCTCTATCACTCATATTGAATAACATACGTTTTGCACCAGTATGTGACATTGCAGCAATACCAGCTTCAGCACGTGTTAATTCAGTATATGTTTGAGCTTTTTCACGTAACAATTCTGACTTAAGCAATTCTTGTTGTGTACTTGGATTGGTAAGTGTCAATGTAAAGTCGCTTAAATCTTCACCGCTATAACCCAACAGATACAAATGTATCATTGCCATTTTATTGAGTTCTTGAATCATTGCCTGTTGAATACGATTGATCTTTTTAGAGAATCTTATATCATATTGTGCCATGTTTTTACCAGCACCAGCAGCATCTTGAAATGATAAGAATGGTTTTGGTATACCAAGACCAATAAATAAGTTATCACGAAGATACTCAATGTCTTGTATTGCGTCTAAGTTCGTTGCTCCGGGGAGTGTATCAATACCTGTTTGTGTATTTGCGTTTCTTACTGGAAGGAAATAATCTTCATCGTTACCAAGTATATTGAAACGATAATCGATCTGTCCGTCATTCGGAGCTACCTGTGCAGTTTTTTTAAACTTGGTGGCAACCTTGTAGATATATTCTTCAATATCGTCTTCATCTATGTTACCAACGTCAATTTTGAATACTTTCTTTTCACCTGCACGAATAATACGATAAGTTAACATAGCATCTTCAGCCATAACTAACTGTCTGAAAACTCTACGTACCTTATTAAGTACTGATGAACCATAAGGAAGATATTTATCATCACCAAGAAGTCTAAAGTGAGCAATTTCAAATACATTGAATTCGTCACCTGTCATTCTTTCTTTAAATTTCACACTTGGCTTACCATTCTGGATTCTTTCATATCTTTCAATCTCATAATTAACCAATTGTTTTACGTGAGTAATACCTTTCTTTCTTTCACCATATAATAATACAAAGTTGTCACCATATTTAACCGTATTTCTTACCCAGAAAGGTAAGTTAACATTCACATTTACAGTATCATAAAAGAACTCTTCCAAAAGCATTTTAATACGTTCTTTATTGCTATAAACATTAAGCATCTTACCATTCAAACCAATGGTAGTTGCTTCTTCCATGAATAAATCCAATGCACTTGAAATGATTGGGTAATACTCCATACCTTCATAGTCAATATATGCTGGAAGTCTGGCTGCTTCATATTGAAGTGCTTTCTGAAAACCTCTGTCTGTGGTACGGAAGAACTTATTTTGAAGTTCTTGTTTCTGTTGTAACTCTAATCCTTTTCTATGTATTTCTTCGGGTGAAGTACCCTTGATAATAATTTTACTTTCTTTAGGTGGAGTGCTTGCAGATACCGTTGGTTGTGCAGTTTGTAAATCCATGCCACCAACATTCAAAAACTGAGTAAGTTGTTGATATATTGTTCCGCCTTTTTTTTCGTCAGCCATTTTTTATAATTTTTTATACTTTTTTATAAATACTATGATTTCCGTGAAAAGTCATGTGAATATAAATACATATTAATTTTTCTTTTTCTCTTTCAAACCATTAAATAACCACGCATTTGCTCCATAGGGATTTAATGGTGATGTGCTATTGGGTGAAATCATTGGCTTATTCTTAACATTGGTATCCCTAATGGTTTGTGTATTACCAGTTCTACTATTTAATCTCTTTCCAATCTCATTCATTTCATTGACAGTGATAATAGCATTAAGCATTTTTTCTGTAATACCTTTACTTTGTTTGTAACGAGCCATATCAAAATTAAGTACATACAAACCAAGAGATAGTCCCATAATTGAATCATCATGAAATGAACGTTTATGATCTGCAACACGATTACCGGGGACGGTAACAAAAGTTTTTAACTCGTTTAATAATCTAATTGAGTGAATTATAACGTCTTTTAAGTGAATTGATCTTTGTAATTCAAGAACTACTGAAGCACGGTTAGTGCCGATGAAGAATCCGGGTATCAAGTCTACGTTTATAACTGTTCCATCAGCCATAGTTTTCTGACCTTTTTTAATATAGCCTTGTAATCTGTCTCTACTTGGTTTATGTGTTACTTCTGCATGATGAACATTTTCATATCCATATTCAAGTAATTTTTCAACTGTTTGTACACCATAACCACCAGTGATATCAACTACAGCATAAGCATTATTATATGCTTTACCATATTGAAGTGCAATTTCAGCAAGCATTTGTGGAGTAACTTTACCATAATATTCAGCAACCTGTTCAACCCTGTGTCTTTTTATTTTATACTTTTTGGTTTTACCGTTTTTTGTAATAATTTTTTCTTCTATAACTTCCTTTGTTTTAAGCATATTCATAGTAGAATTATCTTCTCCGTGTCCGGGTGAGGCATCCAGTGCCATGATGTAATCTTCACCCACAATTGGGTCTTCCCAAATCCATACATTTTTATCAGTATATTCCTGACGAATTGGTGGTAACACTTCTTCGTCTTCAATACGTTTCAAATATTCTTCTGCAATGAAGTTGTCACCAGAACCAAGGAAAGAACATAAAAGTTCCTGTGCAATTTTACGCATATCTCCATTTGAACCATCAATTTGTTCTTGAAACCAAGGAGAACTTGCTTCCCAGCCATCATCCATCATTTGGATTCTCTTTTTATTGTCCCAACCTTCATCAACTATTTTAATTTCATTTTCTTTGCCTTTATTCTTTAACCACACAAGACCTTTATTATATCTTGGGTCGTTATACCACCAAATTTCAACTGCAGTAAAACCATTTTTACCTTTTCCTTCCTCATTTAATTCTCGTGCACCCATAAAATGTTTGTAGAATACTGCATCAAGACCTGAAGGAGTTGAAACCATGATTGCACCACCACCAGTACCCAGAGTAGGTCTTGCAGCAGTCCAGAACTTATCACCTTTTTCTGTCCATGCAGTTTCATCCCAAAAAATCAATGTTGGTGTCATACCACGAAGACCTTTAGAAGAGAAAGCACCTATTCTTGAATTATTGTCATAAATTTTATCTTTCTGAGTGTCTTTAAGATTTTTTATACTCTCTCTACCAGTTTTTGGTCTTAACCATTTAGGACAACCTTCTATGAATAAAACAACATCACTCATGATTTCATCACGTGCTGTTTCAAGTTTGTCAGCAACAATAGCAACTTGCCTGTTTGAATTGAACATTACATACCATGCAATATAAGCACAAGTGGTTGTTGAAACACCTGCCTGACGATATTTGTTAGCCACAACAAAACGATTCTCCATATAGGTATGTATCAATTCTTTCTGAAAATCAAACAACTTAAAGGGCACTATCAAACCAGCAGTACCTTGTGTTAAGTCGAAGACCGTAAGATATGTTTCAATAAAATAAAATGGACTCATACCACAACGAACAACTTCCTCTTCTTGTTCTACTTTAGTTAATTCAGATGCTTTCTTAACAACGCCAGATTTTGTAACAATAATTGGTTCAGCAGTACCGCCTTTCTTTCTAAGGTCAGCAGCAAATTTTCTGATTTCTTCTTTTTGTTTTTCTCGATTTAAGTCAAGAGGGATTAACGGTACGTGTTCGGGAAACAGATCGTCATTATCATTTTGAATAATATTATCGGGATTGATATCTTTAACACTCATTATAAATTTTTATAATAAATACTCTCCCAGCATAAAATCGCAAAACCCAATAGCAATCTGGTGCTATCGGGTTTCGATTTCCTTCTTCCACATGGTAAGATGAACTCTTTTATTTAAAAACCGCAGGGCAAGGCAATAATCTTGTACTGTCGTGCCCCGAAACCCCTTCTTCCGAATCTGGTAAGATGGGCAATTATAAATACGTTAAAACTTTATAGAAGACGTTTCTATAAATTCATTATTTTTTAAAATGATTTTTCTTGAATTAAGTAAATCTTTCACTTTAGCTAATGTCATGCCATAATGAAACACCAATAAAGGTACGTCAGCATTTTCTTCAGTGAACATATTGTCGTAATCACTTGAAGGATTACCATCAGCGTCTTTCTTTTCAACTTCATACGCAAGCGCATGTATTGTGTGATAACCATGCATGTATGGTCTTGTTGTATCTTCATGCAAACAGAATAAATCAAATGATTTAGTCTTTAAATTAAAAACAGCATTTATATAATCTTCTGTTGGTGGCATTGCATTATTACAAGCTGGCTCTAAATCCCAACACCAACTCTCCATGTCAATGTTTGTTTCATCAATGGAAAATATAAATTCATATAAGCCTTCATCTTTCGAATTGTACCCAATCTTAAGTACATAAATCAACCTCAACTTGCTATCTTCATATTCCATGATCAGATGTTTTTTATAAATACACCCCTGAAAAAAAAAGCCACTTTATGTAGCTTAAAATTTATCGAGATTTAATCCAGTAACTTTTTTTATTTCTTCATGTAGTATGGTTATACACATATCGAATTGTCTTAATTTTTTATTTTCTTTATTTTTAATAATTAAATATGCAATTTGAAACAAAACTCCCAGACCAATTGAAACGTAAACCAAAGTACTGTATTTCATCCAAAGTAATGCCATGAATAACATGATATAACTTTCATAATGAAGAGTTTGTTTCCAAGAACCCATTACAAGCAACACATCGTCTTTGTACGTTTTTAAAAGTCTTCTGTATTCAATCCAGTCGCAATCAGAATTATCTTCTTTCGTGCCCTGCACCTTAAGAAAGATTTCATCTTCTTTTTTCTTTGACCCGCCTATATATGTTCTGCGGTATTTGTTTTCGACTATCTCTACTTCTATATCAAACATAATTAATATTTTGTTACTTATACGGAAATTATTTTATAAAGGTTACAAAAAAAACCCGAATTTCTTCGGGTTCTTTATATTAATCTTATTTGTGTCATTTATTAAACTCCACCCATTGCTGTGTGTCCCATCGTGCCACCACTTCCAAAACTACTCTTGGTTGCTGCACTCTTAAGTGTTTCTGGTGCAAATAACAATGTTCCATCAGGATTTGTTCTTAAAGTACCACCATTATTTTCAACATATTGCTTAAGAAGATCATATTTTACATTTATTGGTGCTTTTTGTGCTGCTCTTGCAATTGCTCCCATTTGTGGGTTAGTTAAAATCAATCTGAACGCTTCATTAAAAAGATCGAAAACTCCTTTTTGATCATTTGGGTCTAATTTAGTGAATTTTTCTTTTACACTAAACCCAAATATTTCATTTAGATTTTCCTTTTTTTTTAAAGCAACGGCTTCAAACAATTTAAACTGGTTGTCAATAACTGCGTCAAGTTTTACTAATGTAGGAGATTTTTTACCTTCATTCAAACTTGGTTTTCTTATGCCAGCATGTTCTTCAAGACGTGCACGAATATACTTTCTGAGTTTCTGTTCTGATTCACTCATTTGTACACTTTCGTTTTCAATACCTTTTTTGAAACGTTTTGCAAGTGCTTTTTTTGCAGGAGTACAACTTGGTTTTGTCATTGGAGTGCAATCACCTTTATGTTCAGGATTAACTGCTTTCTGAATCCATTTGTCGTCACCTTCTTTAAGATATGCATTAACGCCTTCAGCTATTTGTTTGATTAATCTTTTTTTAGCTTCATTCATGTTAAGCGTAACAGTCTTATCTGGTTCAATTTTAATTTCAACGCCAGCACCTTCAGGTTTAACAACGCCACCGCCCAATGTTTGAGCATCTGGAGCAAAACTAAAACTTGGTTTTGCTTCTGGTTCTGGAGCTACATTATCAGCACCTACTTCTGGAGTTTCTTCACCAGTTTCAATTGCAGGAGTTTCTTCACCAGTTTCTGGTGTAGCTACTTCTGTATTATCTGTTTCGGGTTCGTCAGTTTCTGGTTCATCTTCTTCCTTTAATATATTTGGTTGTGCCTGAACTTGATCAACTGGCATTGTACCTTCTGATTTAAATTTACTTAAGTCAAGAGCACCCTTAGAACCTCTAAGTTGATTTGACATTATTTGTGCAAGACTTCTTACATCAATTGCAGGTTGACCAGCTTTTGCAGCACCAGCATTTGCAGCAGCGATTTGCTTACCTAAGTCAGCAGCCATTGCTTCAAGTTTACCTAATGCAGCATTTTTACCTTTTATACCTGATCTAACATCCTGTGCCTGACTACCTGCCTGATATGCTTGTTTAGCAGTATCAACAGCATTTCCAACGCCAGTCTTAACTGCGTTATAAGCACCACTTGCAGCATTACCAATACCTTGTGCAGCACTCTTAACACCACCAGCAACACCTTTAGCAGCACCAGCAATACCTTTGCCAATTCCACCAAGAGCAGCTTTACCTAAACCAGCTAAACCACCGCCCCATGATTCTTTAAGCTGAGTCATTGCATCTTCTTCACTTGATTCATTCATTGAATCAACCTGTGGTTGCATTTTTTCAGCATAGTCATCACGACCATAATCTGATTTCAATTTATCAAGAACTTCAGGAGCTAATTTTATAATTAAACTAATTGTTTTTTCGTCACCATCATTCATACCTTCTTCACCTGCACCAACATAACCGTTTACAACATTTGCTTGTTCTTCACTTCCGCATTCCATGAATGCTTCTGGACTTGAATAACCACGTGATTCAGCATATTTACCAAAACCACCGCATTCTGCGCACTGATCTTCTTCGATTCCAGCTTCTGGTTCTGCTTTTGGCTCACCCTGATCTACACTTTGAGCCAAATCTTCAACTTCATCATCACCCACAACTTTAAGAATACCGTCAGCAATTTCTTTTCTGTCTTCGATATCCATATTTTTTAGTTTAGGTTTGTATGCTGCAATAATTGATTTCAAATTACCTGCAACAATATTATCTTCCATGTCAGTTTTTCTAACTTTTTCACCTAACTTACCGATCAATTTATCAACTTCTTCGTCACCAACAGGTACTTCTTCACCAGTTGCATCACCAGCAGGAGCAGCATCATCAGCAGGTGGGAGTTCTTCACTACCAGTTCCGTCACCTTCAGGTGCAGGAGTTTCGTCACCAGTAGTAACATCAGTTTCTTCTCCACCAGCAGGAATAGGTTCTGCATTATCTGCAGGAGGTTCACCACCAGCATCAGCAACAGGTTCTGCAGGAGCGTCCAAAGGAGCACCTGCTGTTTCAGGACTTTCAGGACCTATTTCTGGAGCAGCTTCTGCACTTGTAGCAGCTTCTAAATCACCCAATTTGCTTTCTGCATTGTCAATTTCTGCACCAGCTTTGTCTTCATTAAGTCTTTTCTTTTTACTACCGTTTTTGTCTACTTTTGTAAGACCTTCATTAATAGTACCAAAAATCATATTTCTTTGCTTTTCAGCTTCAGATAATTTAGAATATTGGAATTCTTTAATGTTCGACAAACCACCAATATATGCAAAATCAGCAATGTTAGGGTCTTGTTTAATACCAGCTTTCTTAATATAGTAGTTATGATTTTCTTTAACGATGCCATATGCTATACCGTCTGCTGCTCTTTTGTAGTCTATCAAAGTACCTAAATTACGGGTGTTATCCTTTAAGATTGGTTTATTTACTTCTGCCAATTCTTTTAGTCTTTGGTAAAATGCTTCTTCTGATGCATGTCTTTTCATGTGAATATTTTTAAAATGTGTATTATTTAACTTTATATTTTTTTTATAAATACTTTATTATGACCAAAAAAATACTATTAGAGTATTAATTCGTGCTTTTCGTTGATTATTTTGTTCTTAATTAGCATTTCTATAACTCTGGGAGTTAGTAGGTTTTTTCTACGATAATTCTCAATAATTGATAGATTTGCTTTTTCACGAGAAATGTTTTCATTTAAAAACCTCACGTTTTTATGCAAATCTTCCACAATGTCGTAAAAAATCTTTTCGGATTTTTTCATTTCGACATACTCAAGTAACTGTGCTTCTGTTAAAATATATCTGTTCATGCTAAAAATTCATTTAAACTTAATTCCTTAGTTAAATAGTCGTTTTTAAATTCAACCATTTTTTCAAGATAGCCAGTGTTTCTTAATACTTTAAATACAAGATTTTCAGTTGAAAATTCACCACTGCTATCAAGTCCAGATTGTCTGTATTTTTTTATTTTGTTTTTTAACTGTTCATGTTTCTTTAAGAAGTCATTCTTATTTTTATTAGTTTCAAGATCATCAATTGCATTCATAATGTCTGCGGATTTCAATTGAACATTAGCAGTATCAACGTTTACAATTTTTTTGGTTGGTTTTCTAATCCATTCGTCTTTAACCAACGAATATGTGCCAGATGAATGATGTGGTTCATTTGCGTCTTGGAAATACGTTTCAATATCATGACCCTTTACCTGTATTGGAAGATGATCTGCCCAAAGCTGTTTCTTCAACTTAAAAAAGTCGCCAACAAATTCTTTATTTTCAGAAATCTGATTAAAATCCAATATGATATGTACATCCAAATCAGATTCATCATTATAATTATAGTTAGCCATACTGCCTGTCAACATAATGTCATTGAATTTCAAATTTTCAACATCACTGAACTGAATAAACCTTTTTGCATTCAATAACAATATCTTTCTTACGTCTGGTTTCATTTTTTCTTCAGACTCCCAAATAAGCGGACTAAGTGTATCATTAAATTTTATTGATGATACATCAACTGTGTCAGGTTCAACAACTTCTTTCAGTACATCTGAAATATTATTTCTTGACCAATATCTGCTTGACCAAAATCTTGGTTTCTTTTCTTCTTCAAACATATTATTCTCTATCTAACATTTCACTTATTTGCTTAATGGCTTGAGTAAACTTCGGTTTTCTTTCTACCATTAATCTATATAATGTGTCAATCACATCATAATCTTGTTCATCAAACAACTGATCAATAACCGCTTTTAGTTTTTCCGCCTTTATTGCATAATCAGGATTGTTTTCTCCAAACTTATTAATATCATAACCCTTATCAAAGTCTTCTCTTAACTTAAACTTAGGGTCTAACTTTGCAACCATTTCAAAGAGTTGTTTTTTTGTATTTTTAGAATTTGCCATGCTTTATGTCTTTTATTGTCTTTCTATTTTTATATGATTGCTTTGCTTTTTCACCAGCTTGTTGTGCGCCATGCAATAATAATGCAAAATTACCATCATGTTTATATGCCATAGTATCATCAATATCAATTGGCAATCTTAAATTTATTGCTTCTTCAGGTGAATTAACAATAACTGAATGTTTTAAATCATGTTTACTAATCAATTCATCTTTTGTTCCGCCAACACTTGCAATTAATTTAAAATTCTGTGGTATTTCTTTCATTCTTTTAATCCAAAACGGCAATGACTTTGTGTATGCATAAAAAAGAATATCAGGTCTTTGTCTTGCAACCTCAAGCCAAGCATCAAAATACTCCAGCTTATAAAAGTCACCAGATTCATGTACTCTAAATACATCAATCTTACCATGTCCTTGTTCAAAATATTTCAATGATCTTAAAATAAGATCAACTTTACCCTGCATGTCAAACTTATTTAAAAGGTCTAAGTTAGTCCAGCGCATCTTTTGTGCGTGAGGATACATTGCTTCTTCACTTGCACCATAACATCTTATATCTCCAAAGTCCTGTACCATTAGTCCAGTTTCAGGGTCACGTTCCCTGTTTCTTGGGACTTTTGTTTTACAAATATTTGCAAAAGGACAAGTGTAACCAGCAGGTAATGATAAATATGGATGATCTAATTTATCATTAAACGGACTAATCGTCAAAACACAATCTTCTTTTTCATTGATCTTTTCTGTATTTCTAAGATGTGCATATGGGTCAAAGTCTTCTTTTTCACTTAACGCAATAAATTCCTTTAAATAATTAGCATCGTTTTCAATATTGCCTGAAAGTTTATTGTGTTCATTAAACACTGCCGACAACTCTTCAAATAAACAATTTCCAACCTGTTCATTTAACTTCATAAGGTAGAACTTTTTATCATCAGATTCTCTTAAAGGAAAACGAAAAGAAGAATCCAAGTGATTAAATCGTTCATATAATAATTGCTTATTATTTTTTACCATCAGATAACATTTTCTATAAATACAAAACTATTAATTAAAATGCCGTAGTATTTATTATAAATTCTTGTACGAAATGAATTTAGAATGTTTAAAAGGCATAATTACCGATAACTTAGCAATACAGATTGACTTAACACAGTTGAAGTCATGGGATTTAAACTCAGGTTTCACTTCAATTAGTTTAACTAAATGGGCAGGTGCGGTTTCCAATAACATTAATCTCATGGATTTTGGTTTAACTGGATTTGATAACGGTAGAACTAATCTTATGTGGAGTGGTATTACACTTACACCTGCAGATACATTATTTCATATGTATAGAATAGGTTATAATGAGGTTATTAACCCAAGCACAAGCAATACAAGCGGATATACCGCAACAACAGTACATACTGGTTATAATATAAGTGGTATAACAAGTGGTTTAACTGGTAATTATTTTATACTTGATGGTGGATATTTACAAGGATTTTTTAAGTTGGATGGATATGATTTTGAGTTATTACCTAAAAGATTCGGAAGAGGCATTACTATTGAAACGCTTGTATATCTTTATCCAGACTCTCACGGCATATTCTATATGATGGGTGCACGTGCAGAAGACAAATACAATCAATATTTTAGTGGTGAAACAATAACAGGACTTACAACAGTTACCACTGGTTTTACTCCCTCAATAAGACAAGTTTTTACTGGTATTACTACAAGTTTTGACGACTATCTTAATAGTTTCGAAAAAGTAGAAAAAATGAATAGAGGTTTCAGAGACGAAACCTTAATATATCGTACAGAATACGTTCAACCATCAGCAACTGCCAATACGACAAATAATGTAATTGCTTTCGAATTAACAGATGAAAGGCACATTGCGTATAAATATATTGATGTTGACGGAAACATTATAACCAACACATCGGTGGCAACAGTTACTGCAACTGGCTTCACAATGATTGACATTGTGTTTTCACCAAGGATTGACGAAATTCTTACAACACCATATGAATTAGAATGCACACCACAAAGAATAGGTAAAATGATATTCTATATTAATGGTCGTGCAATGTGGATTATTCACGATTTTCCAGAATTTTATTTTCATGGATTTAATACCGATAAAGAATTACAAATGGGTGAACCTTATTCAATTAGCTGGGGCGGTGGTTCATTTGGTTTGAAACATTCATGGCACTATGATTACCAAACATATACATTATATAATGGTCAAGACACAAACTATATTAACAATAATTTCTTTGTAGAACCAGACCCAATAGCAACAGAGTGTTACACTCCACCAACAGGCGATACCTATTTAAGTGGATTGACATTAAGTGCAGATAGCACAACATTTATTATAACGGATAAATGTACTGGTGTTCAAAATCCCGTTACTGTAATGCGTGTCGAATATACAGGCGAAACAGGTACAACAGGTACTTCAGCACACTCATATTTCATTAAATTCAATCATCCAATCACAGTATTGTCAAATAGAGAATATGAAATTAATTTACCTATGTTTAATGATGGTTTCTTTAAACAAGTTGATAGCAGTGGCAATACCATTAATAATAGAGTGAGCATTTTAGTTTATGGCGATGTTGATGTTAATATTCATCAAGAAACACAATACGTGCTGCCAATGACACAAGCATATATGGCAAAACTATTAAGTCTTGGATTACACCCATTTCCTGATCAACAAGAATATGAATATATGTTGAATGGTATTATGTATTTCGGTGTAAGTGGTTTACCAGTAGCATTACAATATATGTTATTACAAGGCTTAAACGTAATGGGTGTTCCAGTAGAATCATTTATAACAGGCAAAGATGTTTGGTTACCAATAAAAACCGTATTCAGCACAAAAGATAATACTGGTAAGAAGCAAGTAAATATTGGTATATTAATTGAATCAGATCACGATTTCAATTCTAATGCACCATTATTCTTCGGTGACTTTACATACAAGGGTGCTGATATATTGGTACAAGATCATAGAAAAGACAACCTATTAATTCAAGAAAATTTTGATTCATCATTTATTGGTGGTATTCAAAAATTAAGAGTTTATAATAATGCATTAACTTCACCAGAAGTATTACATAATGCATTGGTAGAAGCAAAATTGAATCCGAATTTAAACATAGTTGTTAATAAAGGCGGAAGAATTATTCATAGATAATTAATATCTGCCTATATGCTGTTTATATACAATACAAAGATAATAAATAACCATTTGAGCCAATTATGAGCCGATTATCAGAAATTTATGAAGGATGGAAAAATTACGTGTTTCCAAATCCAAAAGTAGAAGAAGAAGCAAAAAGAAGAATGGCAATTTGTATTGAAAATAAATGCAAAAAACTAAATGCCAGAAATTATTGTAGTGTGTGTGGTTGTTATATGCCAGCGAAAGTTAGAAGTCCAAAGTCTCGTTGTGCGCTAAAAATTTGGTAGTTATGCTCTGTTTGTTGTGAGAACGTATGTGTCTTCAAGAGCAACACCTTGAAATTCGTCAGAATCAAAACAAAATTTCTTAAAACCAGTAAGACATATAACCTTATTATTTATTATAAGTTCAAGTTTACCGCTTAAACATGAAATACAACGAATATAGTCTCTTTTTTTAAGTTCAATTATTGCTCCTTTGGGTAGAAAATAAAAAATAACAATATCTTCAGGTTTAGTATCATCAATTATTTTTTTATATTTAATATTGTTAACACAATTGTCCCAATCAGTGAAAAAACGAATTATAATACCATCATCAATCTCATGTATAGAAGGAAATTGATCGAGTAATTCCTTTTTTCTTTTGTCAATTAACTCGTTTACTTTATCTAATATTGCTCTTCTTTCGGGTGTCATTGATAATTGAATTAACAATACGGTACATTCTGAACCTTATCCTTCATTTCAGGAGTACTAATGTCCATTCCAGTATAGTTTCCAATATATTCTTCCACAAATTGTCTTATGAATAAAACCTGTATTCTTGACGGTGCATGTTTAAATGCCAAGAAATCGATTTCATCACCTTCAGTCGTATTTAAATCTACATTAATGTCGTTCCAATTAAAACCATTAAACAAAGCCTCACCAGATGGTTCAATGTCAGTATCAGGTGTGCCACCAAGTCTTCCCTTATCATACCAACCACTTTTGCTTATCGAAATATTATCACTATAAAAACTAAGATCAAACATAATTGGTTCTTTGGTCTGATCATATTTATATTCTACTTTAAGAAAATAATCAAGTGTCAATTTATTTGCATCTTCAAAGTTATCTTCTTCCCAATCACCACCAATTCTTGAGTCAAAAACTGAAGTTTTTATTTTATTCTTTCTCTCCAAAAGTGAGTCACAAATAAATTGCTTTTGAAATTCTTCATTTTGCAATAAGTTTATGATTTCCTGTTCTTTCAAATAGCTTTCATTCCCCAAGAAATCGAACTTCCCAACCTCTTCATTGATGACTTTAATCAAATCTTTACTAAACATGAATAATATTTTCACATAAATACTGAATACTTCATATAAATGCTAACCAAACCATACCATTAAAGTATTTATAGGATGAAAGTCATTGCTTAACCATTGTGTTAAGTTAGGTCTGTAAAAACAGGAATGCCTTTAAAATTTATTGCCAAATAGTGGTTATGTAAAATTTAAAGACTTACTGAGAAATAACAGGAATTGCACCGCACAAAAAACGGTGCAATTTTTTTATATGTTAATATAGTATTTATTAGAAATCAATTATTATGAAGAATAATAGCACAAAAGAAAGACTTTTTGAAGTTACTGGCAGACTTGATAAAACATTTAATCCAAATCCATTTGATAGGTTTACAATACAAGTAAATAGACCAGATTATCAAGGAACTATTAAAAGAAATCGTGATGGATGGATGTTATACGATGTAACTAATAGTCCAGAAGAGGCAGGACCGTTCGGTACGCTTGAAAGTCTAATAGATTATTATGATATTGACAAATCTCAAATGACTGGTGATTATGTTAAAAATTTACCTGAAGCAGTAACTGCTGCTGCACAAACTACAAATGTACAACAAACAGATATGTCCTCACCACAAACAACATATGTAGATAGCACATATAAAATGATTGCACCTGCACTTAAAAGAATAAGGACTGTAGATCAATTTCCAATGGCATTTAAAGGGTGGTTTAGTGCATTGGGATATAAGCCACAATCATCGCCACTTACAATAGCACAAGTGAGATTAGATATAGAACAAGTAATGAGAGAATTGGGATATAAATAAAAAAATTCATTTTTTTTAAAAATAATTACGATTTTGTTTGTATTTATCATTTTAATGTATATCTTTGCGAAGAGTTTTTAATAAATGTTATTTGAGAAATGAAAAATTTAGTTAACATAGTTCCGCAACCCCAACAGCATCCACAAATTTTGGAATGGGGAAACTATGCTTAAATTTTTCTAAGAATTTTTTAGGTTAGACAGAAAAACCCCATTCATATCGAGTGGGGTTTTTCATTTTTTGTTCTTTGATGTATTTTTATCTGGGTGTTCCGCAGACGGCTATACGGGCGTGCTTTGGAGGCACGTGTTCACTGGTTCGAATCCAGTTACCCAGACAACAACAGGGAGTGAGCGAGTTGGTTGAAGCTGCTGGTCTTGGAAACCAGTGACGGCACAAAGGCGTTGTCGTCCGTGGGTTCGAACCCCACCTTCCTGACGGTGAGACCGTTTTAGAATTTTTTATAGACGTTAGAGTAATAGCGAAGCGTAGAAAAATTCAACATGGTAGGCGTAGCTCAATTGGTTAGAGTGCCAGATTGTGGTTCTGGTCGTTGCAGGTTCGAGTCCTGTCGCCTACCCGAAAAGCGTGATAAAAGCGTTTATCACGTAATTAGGTGATATTTTTCGGGATGTGGTGTAGTTGGTAACATGCGTGCTTTGGGAGCATGAGACCGTGGGTTCGAGTCCCGCCATCCCGACTACATGGTGATTGTAGAGGAATTGGTAAACTCACCTGACTGTGAATCAGGAATCTTGCGGGTTCGAGTCCCGTCTTTCACCCAAAAACGCCAAGGGGGGTGCGCAAAATAAATCTTGCAACTCCTTGAACGTTAAAAAGTTCTTTGAAAATCTTGTCGCATTTATTTGCTATATGTACGACAAATATTGTCTCATAGTGTAATGGCTAACATGCCTGACTCTGAATCAGTAGACTGCAGGTTCGACTCCTGCTGAGACAGCAAAGTAAATTTATGCAATAAGTACCGAAAAACGGCACTTTATGCAAAAATATACCCGAACAGGTATAAATATACTCAAAATAGTGTACTTTATACCCGAACAGGTATAAAACTGTCCTTTGGCAGAATGGCGATTGCATCGGTCTTTGAAGCCGACACCCCAACGGGTTTGTAGGTCCGAATCCTACAGGGACAACAAAAAAGTTCTTTGATATCTCATAATTATTATTACCTTTACAAAATGTATTACGTAGTTCAAGAAAATGTATTCAATGAAGCAAACTATGACAACTTAGTATTGGCATTGGATAAATTATCTCTGCCTTATGAGATAGTAAAAGTTAAAGCGTTTCTTAAAACATTCAGAGTAAAAACCAAAAGAAAAGATGTGTTTCCTTTCGGCTCATTGAAGATGGCAAGACTGTCAGCAAAGCGTGGCTGGCGACCCGGTTCTCAAATGAATCCTAATCATGACTACTTGGTTTATCGTGACCATTATAAGGAAAATCTTTTGAACTATGATTCACGGATACAGAAATTCGGTGATGATTTTTTCAGCAAAGAAATATTCTTTGCCAGACCAACACAGGATACAAAAGTATTTACTGGTAAAGTATTTGATATGGAGCAGTGGCGAGACTTTGTTGCTTATTCATTAACTAATGGTCACACAACATTACTGAATATCGATACGGAAATTCAAATATGTTCAGTTAAGAAAATTCAACAAGAAATCAGGTTCTGGATTGTCAAAGGCGAAATCGTCACAGCAAGCCAGTACAGACTTGGAAACAGATTGGTGCTTAATGAAAATATTGATCAGGCAGCTTATGAGTATTGTAAAAAAATGGTTGACATATTTCAACTGAATGATGCTTTTGTAATGGACTTGGCATTAACTGAGAATGGATATAAGATAGTTGAATGTGGTTGCATTAATTGTGCTGGATTTTACAAAGCAGATATGCAAAAACTTTTAATGAAACTTGAAGATAGTTTTAATTGTCCTATGGTGTAATTGGCTAACACGTCAGATTTTGATTCTGAAGAGTCGGGGTTCGAACCCCTGTAGGACAACAAACTTTATAATTATGAGCAAATTAAGAAAAGGTAATAAATCAAATGCATTACTGAATGGCGAATGGGGAGCACACATGCGCAAGTGGGGAAAATTCTTCACCGCCAAAGTACGTAGAAACGTAGACAAAAAAATAATCAGAAACGAAATTAAAAATGAATTGTAATTATGACAGCAGAAGAATTTTTAAAATCAATAAAAGAATTTCAAGAAAGCAATCCAAATATTGTAGTATCAAAAAGTTTTTTTACGAAATACGACCCTCTGGTATCAGAAAGTAAATCATCGTTTGTCTTTTTTGAAAAAAATCAAATTGGCATTTTAAAGAAATTTAAAATAATTATCGAAGAAAGCACACCACCAACAAACTCATAAAATTATGGAAGCAGAAGAAATATTAAAATACCTTAAAAAATGTGTCGAAGAATTGGTTGGCGATAATGCAGAAGTACTTATAAGTCCGACCATGTATGACCCAACCAAAATGCAATATGATGTTTCATTTATTATAATGGAAAAGGTTGAAGGTGGTACAATACCAAGATTTACTGTAAACGTAAAAGATAGATTAAAAAGAAATTTTACAAACATGGAACGTGTTACTCGCAACAATTTGTTCAAAGGAATGAATGTACAAGACAGTGAAGGCAAAAAAGGCATTGTTAGAAATTGTGAAGATTTACATAATGTTCATATAACTTTTGAAGGTGAAGGCATTGAAATAGATTATTACGAAATACCTTTTGAGTGCGGTGGAAGTGGTTTATATTGTTTTGCAGAAAACTGTGAAGATAATTGTGAAAATGAAGACCCGTTGTATTATTACAAAACAAAATAAATAATGAGCTATAATTTATTCCTTGACGATTTTCGTGAACCAGAAGACGCATTTAATCACACAAATAACCAATTATATTTACTTGGCTGGGTTGTTGTTCGTAATTACGATGAATTTGTAAAAACAATCGAAGAAAAGGGCATTCCTGAAATGATTTCATTTGATCATGATCTTGCTGACGAGCATTACGAATCACGTCAAGAATATGATGATTATAAAGAAAAGACTGGTTTTCATTGTGCCAAATGGTTTATTAATTATTGTATTGACAACAAAAAAGAACTTCCAGCAACGATTCTTATACATTCAATGAATCCTGCTGGAAGTGCTAATATTAAATCTCTGTTCGATACTTATTATAAGTATTTCAGAACTTAATTATCTTCTACCTGAACTACCACCACCTGAACTCCTGCCACCGCTTGAATTTGAGCTACTTGAGCCAGATGAAAAGTTTGAACTACCTGAACTTCTTGAAGAACTTCCAGAATTAAAATTAAATGTTCTACCAAAACCTTGTGGTTCAGAACTTCTGTTTGCTGGCGGAGAATAGCTTCTTGAAGGCACACTATAATTTTGAGTACGTGATTGTGTACGCACCTGAGTATTTGGTGTACGATTAAAAACATTTGTTTGAGTACGTGATTGTGTACTTATTTGTGTTCTCCTGTTTGATACTTCACCAACTCTGCTATTATTATATACAGGTCTGGTGCTCATACGTGGATTGTTGTAAGAAGGTGTATATGTTCTTCTGGTTTGTTGATATGTTGATCTGTTTTGTGGAACAACATTATGATTTGTTGGCGGTGCAATTCTACGATTTGATAATGCTGAACCAGTTTCTCTATGACCATATTCAGGTCTCTGATTAAAATTACCGTGTCCACCGTTCCATTTATGATTATTACTATACCAGTTATGATTATTACCGTACCAATTGTGACCCCAGCCATAATTAAATCTCCAAGGATTCCAATAATTAAAACCAAAACCGAAATTATTATAATATGGATAGCTCCAATAAGGATAACCAGAAAATCTCATGTCCCAATAAAAATCATATGGGTCATACATCCAATTTGAATAATACCAAGGACTGCTGTACATCCAGTAATTAAATCCACCATGATAAAATCTACCAATATTATATGAATAATAGAACGGGTCATCATTATAATAATAATTAACCTGTATGTCTGGATTATCATTTACAAGAGTATCAACAATCTGATCTACATCAATTCTTTTATTCTTTTTAACCTTTTTAGCATCTTTGCTTGGCTGGTAGTATAAATCATCATACTCTGGCTTTGCAGTAGCGGTAGTTTTATTTAAAGAGTCTTCTTTTGCTTGCCAATACTTTTCGTAATTGGACTTTTTTTGTGCTGATAGAATCAATCCCATGAACACAAGTGACATAATTAATAATAGTTTTTTCATATACATATAAATTATATAATATAAATAGCAATATCTGTACCAAAGTTTTTTTAACTTTGCTGTGTATTTATTATAAATTTCAGATTATGAGCAAAAATGCCACCAAAGAAAGACTTTTCGAAGTAACAGGCAGACTTGATAAAACCTTCAGACCCAAATTAAATGAAGCTATATTGCCTGATTCTAATCAGCCAAGACCTTTATATCAAATTGCAAAAGAAATTCGTCAGGACTGGAAAAATGTATATTTTGGTGCAGTACCTTATTTACAAGCAATGATGACTCTTGATTCAATTGATAGTAATTATGGTATGGATTCAGCAAAAAGCATTGTGCTTTATTTTCTTTCAAATGCAAGTACATGGAGAGGCGAAACAGCAAAACGCATTAAATCAGAATTAAAAAAGATGGCTGGACTTAAAGAAGAATTCATGCGTGAAGAAGATGAAGTAGCTCCAGAAAATCTTGCAGTATCACCAGTTGGTGGTGTCGTTGAAGATACTAAAGTACTTCATACAAAAGAATACCTTGATCAGTTAAATCAGGTTGTCGGACAAATATATGCACAATTAATATTTGATGGTTTGACTCCAATTGGAGCAAAAGAAAATATTGAATACATGTGTAAAGTTGCAATACAAAACTTAAAATAATAATTAAAATCATAAAGCTATGAAAGATAACAGACAAAGACTTTTCGAAGTCATGGGTAAAATAGACCCAACATTTAAACCTAACGCTCAACTTTTAAAAGAGTGGAATTTCGATAAGAAAAAAGGTGAAGGTAAAGAAGAAGACAAAGAGGAAGAAAAAGAAGAAGGTTCTGAAAAGAAAAAATTCAATTTTGAAAAAAAGGAAGATAAAGAATCCAAAGAACACGAAAAATCTGAAACTCCTGCTGAAGAAAAAGAAGAACACGAAGATAAAAAAGAATTGAAAGAAGCCGATGCTCCTGCAGCAAAAAAAATACCTGTTGTTTGTTGGGATAAAGCAAAAGTTGGTGGAAAATAACATTACAATTCTTTTTGACTTATGAAAAAAGATAACAGACAAAGACTTTTTGAAGTCATGCAAAGGGTTGATAAAACATTCAAACCTAAATTGAATGAAGACTTTGATAAAGAAAAAGAAGTTATTGTTTCGGAAGATATAAGTATTGATGTAGAAGTGGGTGACACTATTATGATGGGCAAATTTAAAAATTCGCCAACAGTAGTAAAATCAATAGGAAAAGACGAACATGGTATGCCAACTATTAATGGTAAGAAAGTAGTAACATTTAGAAACGCTACCGAAAAAAATAAGAAATAATTTAAATTTTTTTAAAAATAATTGAAAAATAGTTTGGAATTGTCAAAACTTTATTATCTTTGCAGTGTATTTAGATTAAAGAAACAATTAAAAAGATTAAAACAATGAAAAAATTACTCGACATATTGGTAGCAGTCCTCATGGTGGATGTCCTATTATGGGCAGCCGAAGAGGATGATCTATGCGAAGTCGGGTAATGTGAAATAACACATATGCAACCTCCTTTCTTATAAAAAAGAAACCCGACTACCCTAAATTTAGTCGGGTTTTTTGTTTTCAGGGGTTGTGGTTCTTTGACATGTTGGAAATTTGGTGCTGGGGGATGCTTGGTTGTGTCCGTCTGCCTGTCACGCAGAACATCAGGAGGGTTCGATTCCCTTCAGCACCGCCATTCTCAACCGAAAGCAAGTAGGTTACTGGTGCAGCGGGGTTCGAGACCCCAACCTTGATGGTTCGTTCCTGACAGGGCATGGTTGCAAAAAACAGTTCGGAGAAAATGGTGCGTTGTGCTCACTTGGCGTGAGAACTTGGCTGTCACCCATGTAAAATTAGGGGTTCGAACCCCCTACGCACCGCCACTTACCCTTATTTTACTGTTATAGCGGTAAAAATGTAAGGAAAAGTGCCATATATGATACTATAATGTGATTTTCACATCAAATTTACCGTTATAACAGTAAAAAGTGCCATATATGATACTATAATGTGATTTTTTTGACAAAATGCTGCTGTCTTCTAAATAGGATAGGAAAATAGACCTTCAATCTATTAAATGTGGGTTCGAATCCCATCGGCAGTACAAATTGAATTGATGTCTTTCATGCATATACGTATATGAGAAAGAAAAAATGCCGTTACAGGGATGGGCACATCGTTGATGGCGGTATTCATCAATTCAAGACGCTCGATTCTTCTAATGGCAAAGGAAAGCTGACTCTCAATCAGTTAACAGCAGTTCGATTCTGCTATCGAGTACAAATGTTCGGTTCGTCTAATGGTTAGGACGCAAGGTTTTCATCCTTGCAATAGGGGTTCGATTCCCCTACCGAATACCAAACAGGGTATATTATCCCCAAAATTGGAGAAAGAGGGGAAAGTATGCCCCAAATTAGAAAGTGTTGCATATTATCAACAAAAATGCCAGTTATGATGATAATATACAACAAATAGGAGTTTAGCTCAGTTGGTTCAGAGCACCTGCCTTACAAGCAGGGGGCGAAAGTTTACGTGGGTTCGAATCCCTCAACTCCTACAAATTGCATCTTTAACTCAGTCTGGGAGAGTGTCTGTATTACAAGCAGAAAGTCGGGGGTTCAAACCCCTCAAGATGCACAAAGGTGAAGGTCCGCACACAGGGGCGGACCTCACCCACATAGGCATAATAACCGATAAAGAGTATTTATCGGCTCTACAACCGATAAAGAGTAAATCCGATTGTGATGGAATTGGCAGACATGCATGGCTAAGAACCATGTGCCGTAACAGGTTTGTGGGTTCGACTCCCACCAATCGGACAATTTTTAGTAGACATGATAGTATTTATAAACAAATATGCCTACTAATGAGAAATAGTTATAATAAAGAAATGATTGAATCTGCAGTTGCATCAAGTATGTGCTGGGCAGATGTATGTAGAAAATTGGGAGTACAACCAATGACTGGTTCACAAACACATTTGAAAAAAAGAGCGTGTGATTTTAATATAGATTATTCGCATTTTACTGGTAGTGGACACAAAAAAGGAAAAACATACGAAAAAAAAGATGCATTGGAATATTGTTTTAACGGTAGTACAATTAGCTCACATAAATTAAAAAACAAATTAATACGTGACGGATATAAAGAAAAACGTTGTGAAAAATGTAAAAACGATAAGTGGATGGGTGAAGACATTCCATTAGAACTTCATCATATTGACAGTAACCATTTTAATAACGAATTAAAAAATCTTGTAATTCTTTGTGCTAATTGTCACGCAATTGAAGATGCAAAAATACAACAACCTGTCGTGGCGCAACTGGAGTAAGACGCACGTGTTTTAGAAGCACGCCTTAATTGGATGTGGGTTCGAGTCCCACCGACAGGACAACAAGCGGATGTGCTGGAACTGGCATACAGGTTAGCCTCAGAAACTAATATTTTGTGGGTTCGAGTCCCATCATCCGCACTAAATGCCCCGTTGACGTAATTGGCAACCGTACCTGTCTTAAAAGCAGTTTTCTCTCAGTTCGAGTCTGAGACGGGGTACAAAGGTGAATGTATTCGCTGTTTGCAGCAGCAATGCCACCTGTGCCGAATGATTCGTAGAGGGAAAAGTAGTACTTTCGAATACACCATGTATCTGCAACATCTGATGGTGGTTGAATCATTAAAAAGGCACACATGGGGGATTCGCTTAGTTGGCTAAAGCATCTGCTTTGCACGCAGAAGATCAAGGGTTCGACTCCCTTATCCTCCACATAGGACTGTTTAAAGTTTTCATAGGGTATAGGTTTACCGCAAGGTTTACTGAACTGCTTAGAAAACTCAGGTGATGGCTGGTTAATGCGCATCACACACGGGGCAGTGGTGACAACGGCTAACACGGTAGACCTGCAATCTGTAAATGAGGGTTCGATTCCCTTCTGCTCCACGTATCTCCCAAAGGGAGAAAACAATGGCTGTACGCATGCCGTAATTGCGCAATCCACTCACGGGGTGGATTTTATACGTATGTTGCCGAGTGGTCAAAGGCGATGGTCTCCAAAACCATTCCGAAAGGTTCGTGGGTTCGAATCCTACCATACGTGCTAAAAATCAGATTATTATGAAAACGCAAAAAGCAATGTGCATCCTAATAGGATGCTTACCAGAGAGGAAAAGAGACGTAGAAGGCACAGTGATGAATTTAATAAAATCTTCACATTCTTCTTAAAATCTTATCGACACAAAATACTTGATTTTTCAGGTATTGAAGTAAAAACAATAATGAACATTAATGAAGACGATGGTAAAGTCTGTTTCAAAAAATTCGACAATGGTGAATATAAAGGTATTGATTCAATATCAACCAGACATCCAAACATATTAAAAGGTGTAATTGTCGGAAAAAAATCATGGGGTTTACATGTAAAAATGTGGTCTGAAGGTATCTCTGAAGGTACATTTACCAAACGAGAAATTTTACAACAATTTATAGATAATAAAATTGAAATTCCAGAGCCGTTTTTAATTGATTTTGATAACACAATATTTAAAAAATTTCGAATGAAGCAATAGTAAAAATCGCAGTTGTATGCAGCAGGTTGGCGTTCTGTCCAAAAGAACTAAAAGCACAACTACCACTGAGGGCAGTAATGTACCCAAACGCAATATCAGTTAGCTGCATACTATTGCTTCAAAAACTCAGAAATTTTGTAACCTTTTCATTTTTTTTACGTATAATAGGTATTTAAATAAAACCGTAACTATGAAAAAGTTTTTAACATTAATTTTATTGCTTGTATCATTGACAGCATTTTCTCAGAAACAACATGAGAAATTTTATCAAAACATTGCTGCTGAACGCATGCATGGAAGAACTGAAGTTGTATTAGATGACAGAACTCGTGCAGATATTGTGACTGACACATTTGCAATTGAAGTTGAATTTGCTCATAAATGGGCAGAAAGTATTGGACAATCATTACATTATGCACACAAACTTCATAAAAAAGCAGGTATTGTATTAATTACTGACGGAAGAAAAGACGATAGATTTGTTCAGATATTAATGCCTGATGCAGTTGAACTTGGCATTACCGTTTGGGTTATATTCATTAATGATAATAGCTGGGGAAAGGTTGAACCACTCATACAAAAAGACAGTACAGTGAAATTTATTTACTAATCTGTTGCATATCTCAAAATAAAAAACTAATTTTGACACCTTATGTTAATTATAAGTAAGAAAAAGGATTATTATGATGGTGTCGTTGGCACTATGGGTGTTGACAAAACCATTGTCTACAATCGTGATACGGTTGAACTTGAAAACAATTTATTACCAAAACCATTCAAAGTATCCAGAGGTTATTGGGGTTTAAATCATCGTGAAAATCCTTTTCATGAACTAATCTATCACAGCATTAATAAAGAAAAGAGAAACGTTTGTGATGAATATGCTCATTTTATCATAGGGTTCTGCGGAAAATTGTATATTGGTTGGAAACTTTACACTGAAATTGATACTGAAACTCATGCTATAAGCACCGAAATAACATATGATGCTGAATTCATGAAAACTATTTTAGAAGTAAAAAGCTGGCATGGTAATCTGGATGATAGTATCAAATACATTTTAACTTATGATGCATTACCAATATTCAGATTTTTAAAAGTACCTGTTTTTATTTATGACGGAGATTTTGATAAAAGACGTAGCATTTATAACAGTCATAAACCAAAATTCTTAATTAATCCACTTTTGAAGGATTATGAATTTTATAAAGTATTCGATACATTTCAAGCATTTCAAGAAGTATCAATGTTTATGGGTGGAGTACTTGGTGCAGGTGAAAAGGAAATAACTGAAGTGGCTGATAAATATAAGATTACACAACACGGATTCAATAAATTTAGTTTTAGAAAAGATAAAGAAATAAAAAAATGAAAGTAAAAATAGGTGACAAAATTGTAAACGCTGAAGATGAACCAATTATGATCATTTTCAGTAATGCTGAAGAAAGATTAACCGTTGCTAATCATTTAAAAAGCATGCCAGATGATAATCTTAAGTATTGCATGTTTAATGAATCAACTGCAAGTCGAGAAGAAGTGAAAAAATTCATGAAAATATGAAAAAGTCAATTCTTGAAAAATATGGCAATAAAGAGGTTAATCCAAAATATTATGGTACTGTTACAATAAGCGGTAGTTCTACTGGAATGACAAACACGTTAACCAGAAAAGAATTTCAAGAAGGTAAACAGGGTTTGGTTTGGATGGACAATATAACAGGCAAACTTGTTTTCAAAGACGATGAACAACCACTTGGCATAATGGAACAGATCAGATTAGAACAAGTCAATAAACCACCTGTAAGAGTTGAAGAAGAATTTAAAAGAATGAACGAAGCAAACAGAAAACAAAAAAATATTACTTTATATGGTGGATTTGAGTTCATTGAAAAATTAAGAAAAGCATTACCAAAGAAATATTTTAAATAAAATGGCAGATTCAGATTACGGTACTCCTTTTGATAACAAAAAGAAAAAGGAAATGATTCAACAGCGATGTGTAATGATTAAAAACATATCAGATCAAGACAATGTTGCGATTGGAATATGTGGTGCATATACATGTGCAAAAACAAATAAAGATGGAATGTTTAGTTCTCCGTCAGTTTCAAGTGCTTCTAAAGCAGATAATTTGCTTAATCAGTTAGCAGCAGAAAATAAAAAATTGACACAAGAAAAAATTAAACTGAATCTTAAGGTATTGGAGTTACAAAAAGAAAATTACAGTCTTACCCAAGACAATCTTAAGTATAAATTAAAAGCTGAAGAAGAGAAAGGTAAAGTCTGGAAAGATTTAAATAAGAACATCAATAGTATTTATCAAAAAATAGTTGACTGGTTTAACAGTTAAGTTCTTTAAAAACAATGGGGGTGTTTTGGCTTTGACAGCATGGCAGACTGGTATAGTAAGCAAGTGGTAGTTGAATCGGACTACGTTAAAAAGGTTCAAAACAACAAACGCAGAAGACATAATGTCTATTCCAACTTCTCTCACGAGAGGTAACGCAGTATTCGCAAGAAACGCTGAACTTGCAATCGCAGCATAGGAAGCAAAAAAATCGGCAAAGAATCTTCCCGCTTGAGGAAGCAAAAGACAAGACGGCTTGTTGATGTTCCGCAAACATCAGATATTTCGCTGAATCAGAAAATTCAGATAAACTTGTAGAAAGCGTATTGATCGCATGTTTGGACAGGGATTCGACTTCCCTCACCTCCACAAATATTTTCCCACTTCCACAGTATTTATAATAAAATATTGTGGAAGATGGAAAAGCAAAAAAGAAAAATGGGCACAGTTATTTGTGCAAGTTGCGGTACTTCATTTGAAAAAGCCGTTAGTGAAATAAAAAGAAGCGAAAAAAGAACAGGAAAACATTATTGTTCTCAGAGTTGTGTTGGAGTTGGAAATATTGATCATATAAAAAATTGGACTGGCTCAACTGAAACTGCACAATTAATTTCTAATAATCGAAAAGATGAATTTACTGGTTTCAGAGAATTTATAAACAGAGCAAAACGAAGAAGTAAATTAGGTGATCTTACCTTGAATGATTTGAAAGAACAATGGGAAAAACAAAAAGGTATATGTCCCTATACAGGCATACTGCTTAAGTTACCCCAAGCAAGAAAAAGACAACTAATGTTTGAAATGGCATCACTGGACAGAATAGATTCAAGTAAATTATATGAAAAAAACAATGTGGTTTTTGTAAGCACACCAATTAATTTCATGAAAAATTCAATGTCTGAGGAAGAAACAGTTGCATATTGTAAAAAAATTGCGTTATTTTGGAGTAATAAATAAAACGTGTTATGGAAAACATACAAGAAACAAAAAATAACCATTGGGTTGCAATAACACATCAAAAAAAGTTTATCTCTGAAATTGATGGATTGTTACATTATGCAACCATAGACGAATATAAAAAAATTTGGTTAACAAATAATGAAAAAAGAGGTTTTCCGTGCTATTATCGAAATAACGTAGAAGAAAAAATTTATGATCAAACATCAGAAGATCATTTGGCAAACAACATTGATTATAATTATAATAACAGTGTTGATTTGATTAATCAACGTGCGATTAATTGTAATATAGATAAAAACAATTTATTGCGGAGTAAAATTAGTGGAGAGAAATCCAAGAACATATAAAAACATTAAAGGTCTTGTGGAAAAAGAAAAAGAAGATGAAGAAGGACTAAATAAATTTATTTGTGACTTCGAAGACAAAATAGGGTTTAAACTTCCACCCTTTGATTATGTTAATTCATTAAAAAATGCATTAAATCCTAAAGAAATATATAATAAGACTCTAATTAAAGAAATTGAAGAATACATGGGCGGACCAGCATTCAATCAGTTTTTTAAAGACAAAATTTGGGTTTTTTTACATAACATAACTAATATACCATTTATAATCTCATGTAATCCAGTAATTATAAATCAAGGCGAAATTAAAGTTGGTTTTCCTATGACTAAAAACATATACTTTGCTGTTTTTCAACCAGAGTCCGATAACTATTTTATACATCATCTTGATTTCAACAATATTGATAAAATTAATGAACTTAACATGGAACAAGTTAATCGTTTTAAAAGAGACGGAAAATATTTAATGGGTGGTGAAAATGAAGAGTTTTTAAAAAAATTATTAAAATGAGCATGGGTTTAGATTATAAAGCAATGGAAAAAAAGCTGGACGAATTTGTAAAATCTCCAGAAGGCATTGCATTTTTTGCAAAAGAACGTAAAAAAGAAGAACTTAAGCTCAAACGTTTTGCTCGTTTTGAAGAATGGTTGAAGCATAATGATTTTGAAGCACTGATGTACAGATTAATTCTGGAACATGGTGAAGAATGGCGAGAAAAATGTTACCATAACGGTTATGAACCATATCCAAACAATAAACTATCATTTCTTATCGATTATGTAAGTCATAATTATGAAGAAATTAGCGTTTCACAACTTGAAAACATGTTCAACACACAAATTTGGTTCTTCAAGGGATATTATTTCAGATTAATGCACGGACAGGGAACTGTTTTCGATTTATATAATGGGAGCGATTTTAAACATTTATTAAGCGCATGACAACTTACAACAAACTGGTCAGAGATAAAATTCTAAAGATCATAAAAAAGTCTGGTTCGGGTTATAAATATCACATAGCAAAAGACGACACAGAATTTCTCACCAAACTTTATGAAAAACTTGAAGAAGAAATTGGCGAATTCAAAGAAAAACCAAGCGTAGATGAATTTGCAGACATACTGGAAGTACTTGAAGCAATTGGTAAATTTCATGACTTTCATCTGGATAAGATTAAAGAAATGAAAACTAAAAAAAGGTTAGAACGTGGCAGTTTTGACAACAGAATAATACTTGAAGAATCATGAAAAAGCATAAACATGTTTTTGAATCAGATGGTGGTCAATGCATTATATGCAGAAAAACCGTTGCTGATTTATTTGAAGAAAAAGAAGACAATAAAAGAAGAAAAAGACTTTTTGCATTGGATGACGATGATATTCCTGTTGTAAAGAATTTCACAGACAGTGGTTTTTGGGGCAATAACACAACTGGTCATCGTGACAAAGAATGACATTTGGCGTAGTGATGGAACTGGTAGACATGTAGGTCTTAAAAACCTATGGGCAGTAATGTCCGTGTGGGTTCGACTCCCATCTTCGCTACTATTTATATAAAAAGAAAATTATGATAACAACTTACTATCAATCAATACCAGCAATTTACACACCAATTCTAATGCAAATTGGTTGTCAGTACAATTTTCCGAAAATGATTATGTGTAGCGGTGGTTTTTTAGTTTATTACATGCCATGAAAATACCAATAGACCCATTATTCGAAAACTGTAAGAGAGCAGTTCGAAAGGAAATAAAAAAAGATTGCTGGAAAGAAGCATATAAAATCCTTGAACTTTGTGAAGAAGAAGATCGTAAAGATTTTATTAAATATCATAATGAAGACAAAGGAAATATTTGCTGTCTGGTATTGGATTATGCAAAGAAAAAATTAGTTGAAGCAGGAAAAATGGAACAAAAAGAATCTGATTATTTTCATGACCCAGCAGATTTATTTAAAACAAATTAATTATGAGTATTTTAGGCAGTAGTTGGTTACCAGAAGGATATTATGAAGATGACGGATATGGGTATACATTTGTTGATGACCCAGAAAGAATTCGTGAATTAAAAAAAGAAGGAAAACTGTATGAACATGATGGTATGAGCATAAATAAAGTAAGTGATGATCATGTAATTAATTTAAGAAATGGTGAAAGTAATTAAAGGCAATAAGCCAATACCCAAAGAAGATGATTGTCACTGTGGCAAACCTCTTAGAATAAACGACCCAGCAAGAAAGAAAATAATCAGAGTTATAAAGAAAAAATAGTCTACCCTCATGTGGGGGAACTGGTAGACCCGCACGCCTCAAAAGCGTGTGCCGAAAGGCGTGTCGGTTCGACTCCGACCATGAGGACAATTGGCGAAGGTTAAAAGCATCAATGGGATGCAAATACAGCGAATGACTGTATAAAGAAAAAAGGTGGTTCGAATCCCGCCTTCACCACAATAATTAGTATTTATTTAAAAGTGAAAAGTATGAAAAGACCTTGGATGTATTTCTTGTAACGCTCTAATGCGTATACAAGATTATGAAAGCAAAAACAATTGAGCAAACATCCACTAATCGTGGAGAATTTAATCGTGCATATAAGCACTATTTAGAAAAAAAAGGCAAGATTCACTGTTCATACTGTGCATATCACCGTTGTGAAAACGGTTGCGGGACAAAAATGTATGGTAGTTTAATTGGCGAAAGAATGAGATATCCTAACTGGAAACTTGTTTCAAAACAACCAAAACAATGGATAAAAAAACCCATCAAAAAAAGAATTAAATATTATGGTGGGTATCAAAGAACATATGTTGAGATTACTTTCTCAACATAATATTGCGACATCGCTCCAATGGCTAAGACACTTCTCTCATAAGGAAGGAATCAGGGTTCGATTCCCTGTGTCGCAACAAAAAACCCGTCATTTGACGGGTTTAAAATTCCAACATGTTATGCTGTAGGTGGTGTAGGGGGTGTTTTCTTAAACAACTTCTGTATATTAAGTCCTTTTATAAGAACATAATATAAAACCATTGCATATAACCACAACCTAACAACAAGAGTAGCAAATCCTGCACCTGTTCTACCCTTAAGCGTCCAAAACGCAAGTAAAAGAACAAGAAAATTAGCAATCTCTTTCCAATTTTTCTTAATCCAAGCAAGTTCTTGTCCCAAGAACCATGTTTTGAATTTTAACCATAAACCTTTTAGCCAAGGCAGCACAACTCCTTTAAACCAAGCTACAATTTTTTTCCACATAATTATTTAATTTTATATAAAATTATTTTTATTGTTGAGCAGGGTTTATTTTATATGATCTTGCACCCATACTCGATTGTTTGCCTGTTGGTACAATCATACCACTTTTAATTAATTCATTTGCAAGTTCTTCATTCTCGCTCCAACTTTTTAGAAAGAATTCATTTTGTGGCAAATCTTTTGATTCTGGAAGATTGACCGACACATCAGCGTACGGTCCTTCTTCGTCCACCAAGCCTACGAATAATGCGCCATTCATGTAATGATCAAAAGAAAAACTTACTGGTGTTTCTTCACCTGATAAATTAAGTGTAAATGCCTTACCTTGAACTCCTTCATTTAATCGTGGCATAAATGTTTTATCAAGCCTACCCATGACTTCGAAAAGTCTTTTTTTGTCCGTTGTCTTCATAATTAATATTGATTTTCTTCATCGAAAAAAGTCACTCTACATACCTTAGTTTTAAAATCAAAATCTAATGATTGTACATATAATGTTTTACCAAGACGAAGAATTGCATCTGCTACACTAAATTTCCAAGGAAATTCTGCAATATCCTTTTCGTTCTCCTGTTCAACTTCATCTGATTGTTTGTTAAGTAATACCATTTTATAAGTACCAACAACATTATCTCCTTCAACAACGAAATTTTCAACACCGTAATCATTTAACCAGAATGATATGTGCCATGTGATAAATATATCACTTTCACTTATATCAATATCAAAGTCATTTGAAAACGCTTCATAATTATAAAATGAAGAATTTTTTATCTCCTGACGAAATTGAAAATTTTGGTGTTCAAAAGAATATGCTTCTTTAAGCAATTTTACATACTCTTCGTGAATAATATTATTTATTTTCATTAATCGCTTAATTTTCTATAAATACTCTATGATACTTTAAAATTCTTTTATATATTTGCAAACTAATGTAATAAAATGATTGATGAAGTTAACCAGAAACATCCAAGTGCAAAAACATGTATAAAACAAATACCTGCAGGATTTAAGATAGTTGACAAATATTTCACATGGTATCAAGGCACAAAAAATTTAGATATAGGTGGTGGGAAATATGACTTGATGACTGAAGAATTATTGAAGAAAGGTGTAACTAATTTGGTGTTTGACCCGTATAATAGAACTTGGCAACATAATCTATGGGCATGTCAAATGGCTCTTGATGGAGTACATGGTGTTCATAGTGTAACGATCTTTAACGTATTGAATGTAATAGAAAATCTTTCAGACCAGTTGCATGTATTAAATCTGGCTAAACAGTTTCTTCTTAATGGCGGGGTAATTTATGTCAGATCAACTTATATGAATCCAGCAAAAGTTTCTGGAGTTACCAAATCGGGAACTTTTCAACATTATAAGACACAGAAAGAGTATTTGGAGATTGTACAAATGGTATTTCCAAATGCAAAAATAATGCACGGATTGATAATAGCACATAAATGAAAGAAAAAGAAGAACTTCATATAAATGAAGAACACTGGAAAAATATGTCGCCAATTGAATTAGAACATTTTGCTTGGGAAATTTTCATACATTACAGAAAAGAAGGATTTCCGTATTATCCAACAGATATGAAAAGCAGAAAGAAGGACTTTGAGAGTTTAATGAAGTATGACTTTAAAAGATTATTTGTTGGAAGTGCAATAATGCAATCAATGCACGGATTAGGACTTGCGTGGTCATATTTTCCACACTCGTTCAATGTTAAGTCAAATGATAAGATGACACCTTATGAGGCATTCATGAATGATTTGATCTTCATGAAAGTCATAAGAAAAAGATTGCAGATAGGCACATACATAACAGATTCTGGTATAAGGAAAATGCTGAAGATATATACTGGAGTTCAAGGTGTATCGAATTTCAGACCAACAGCAGCAGCATGCATTTATGATCGATTTGCGAAGGGCGGAGTAGTCTGGGATATGTCAGGTGGTTGGGGTGGTAGATTGCTTGGTGCAATTGCTGCAAAGGTCAGATTTTACTTTGCAACCGAACCAGCAACACTTACATATAATGGTTTGGCAGAAATGGCATATGATTTGGGCAGTAGTATAGGTTACGAGATATTTAAATTAGGAAGCGAAGAGTATCGTCCAGTGAAAGAAAGTTTGGACTTGTGTTTTACTTCACCACCATATTTTGATCTTGAAAAATATGCTGATGAATCAACCCAAAGTTATGTTAAGTTTAATAAGAAACAGGCATGGATTGACGGATTTTTAAGACCAACATTTGAGAATTGTTTTTATGGTTTAAAACAGGGTGGCTATATGTTGATCAATATTGCAGATGTTAAAGGCAAACACAATATTAATTTAGAATTGGAAACAATAATAACTGCTGAGAGTGTTGGTTTTACACATGAAGACACACTTCAATTAGCACTTTCAAATGTGAATTTGCGAGACAATGGTACGAACTTTAATTACAAGTATGAACCTATTTATGTATTTAAGAAATGGAAAAGTTAAAGAAAATCGATTGGAAAGTTTTGCAGGAGTATGTTGATAACAGCTTAATTATTGCAAACAAGCACCCAGAATTAGATATCTGGATTCTTAACTATTCCCCAAAGGTTCAGTCTAAGAAGTTCTGGGACGAATACACTTTGTCTTGTCGTGGTTTAGTGATCGATGCTGAAGGTAACATCTTAGCACGTCCGTTTGAAAAATTCAAGAACTACGAAGAATATGACCCAGCAACAATTGACTGGTCAGAATACTTTGATGTATTTGAAAAGATGGATGGTTCACTTATTATATTGTTCTACTACGAGCCAAGAATGAAGTGGATTGTAGCTTCAAGAGGGTCATTTATTTCAGAACAGGCACTTGAAGCACAGAAGATGCTTACTTTGACAGACTATGAAAAGCTGAACACAGAAAGCACATATTTGTTTGAAGTATTGTATCCAGAAAACCGTATTGTTGTTGACTATGGTGAAAGACGAGAACTCGTGTTACTTGCAGTTATCGACACTGTTTCTGGTAATGAATTATCTCACGACACAGTAAGCGAGACATATTCAAAGTACTTTACTGTTGTAAAGAAATTTCAGTTCAAGACTTTCAATGAATTGAGAGAAATGATTATAAGTGGTGAAGATAACAAGGAAGGTTTTGTTGTTAGATTTGCAAGCGGTTTAAGAATGAAGATGAAATATGCTGAATACTGCAGACTGCACGTGATCTTAACAAACGTTTCAAACTTAACTGTTTGGGAACACCTGATGAACCACTATGATTTTGACGCACTTTATGACAGAGTGCCTGATGAATTTTACAACTGGTTGAAAAAAACAATTAAAATCATCCAGACTGATTTCAATGAAATCGAAAGAGTGGCATTGAAAGAATTTATCAGAATTTACTATGTGAATGGTATTGGAATTAATGGCAATAAAAAAGATTTTGCAATGGAGGCAATGAAGACAGAATACCAGTCAATATTGTTTAAATTGTATGATAAACGATCATATGACGATATCATTTGGAAAATGGTAAGACCAATCTACAGCAAACCTTTCCGAGACGGGTTTGAATATAGCGTCTAAGCGAAGAGAAATCTTCGCTTTTTTTATGTATTTATAGTAAACTATTTACTATGAGTATATTTACCATTTTAACTAAAACTGAGACAACCCCTCAAAGAAAATTCGGTTGGAAACGTGACTTACACGATCAAAATGACTTTAAATTTAAAGTAATAGCACCTGTACCAACACCACCAATAGTTGATCTTACATCATTCTGTCCACCTGTATATGATCAGGGTGATCTTGGTAGTTGTACTGCAAATGCTTTGGCTGCAGCATATGAGTTTGAAAAAATGAAACAACAACAACCATATTTTATGCCTTCACGACTTTTCATTTATTACAATGAAAGAGTAATGGAAAAGACAGTGAAATCAGATGCAGGTGCAGCACTCAGAGACGGTATTAAATCACTGGATACTCAAGGTGTTTGTCCTGAAGACATGTGGGCATATAATGTTAAGAAATTCGCAAGTAAACCATCTTGTAGATGTTATTCAACAGCAAAGAAAAATGAAATAAAAGAATATCTTAGTGTTAATCACACATCAATTGATGATATAAGACAATGTTTTGCACAAGGTTATCCAATTGCATTTGGTATCAGTGTTTATGAATCATTCATGTCAGATGAAGTTAAAAAAACAGGTATTGTACCTATGCCAAAACCAGATGAAACACTTGAAGGTGGTCATGCAATTTTGGGAGTAGGATATAATGACACTAAAAGAATGGTACTTGTTAGAAATAGCTGGGG